CTCCGTTCCAAGTCAGATCGTGTGGTCTTTCTTGATCGAATGACCACCCGTATCTGTCTTGTTCCGAAGGACTTCAAAGGCCCGCGTTTGATCTCTGTTGAGATGTCGGGAAACCAATATCTTCAACAAGGCCAGATGCGTTCTATGATGGCGTATTTCGAGAAGTCTCGCCTGCTAAGCAGATCTATCCGTCTGAGAGATCAGACCTTTAATCAGCTTATGTCACGTCGTGCCTGTGATGGCACGATGGGTACGTTAGATTTATCTAACGCTAGCGATACTGTAACCGCTCCTTTGGTTTGGTTTCTTCTTTCGAAGTTACCTCGCCTTAGGAAACAGTTATTCTCGACTCGTTCGTATGCCGCCACCTGGAAAGGTGAAAGCATTCGACTTGCCGCCTTTGCCCCGATGGGTTCAGCTACATGCTTTCCCGTCGAGACATTAGTGTTTTGGTCCCTAGCGATAGGAACCAAGGCGCTACATAGATACGGTTCGAGGGGTGCTAATCTCTCTTACCGTGAGCTTCTGAACCTAAGTGATGATATGGCCGTTTTCGGTGATGATATCATCATCGGTTCCGACTATATCCCCACTCTCATCTCCACCCTTCAAGCTGTCGGTTGTGAACCTAATAGGTCTAAGACCTGTTATGTCACTCCCTTCCGCGAGTCGTGTGGGGCTGAGTGGTTTAATGGTATCGATGTTACGATAATTCGCAACAAGGAGTACACATTTGACCAAGATCGGAAATTCAGTCATTACCCAGTTCTCACAAACCTTCAACGTAGATTCTACATTGCTGGCATGTGCCGAACTGCAGATCTCGTCGCCTCTTGGGCGACTCAGATATCTCCAGTCTATTTCGTCAAGATGCCAGACGTTCTCCAGGGTATCAGTGTTACAACTGGTTTCCCTGTCAGTTCGTCAGGTTATCCTGCCGTCTTCGACAATCCTCTACGTTCCGATGATGAATCGTACCGTAAGGGAAAGAGGTACCTTGAATCCTTTGGTTTCCTTGATTCTTGCTTGTTCGGCGACGACTATCTTTTGGATAGCCGAGCGTCACTTCGCTGGAATCATAATTACCAAAGGGTTGAGATCCGACTTCCTGTCTCTTATCAGAAGAGTAGGGAGTGGGGCCGAGTAGACGCTAAGCATCGAGTGTTTGCCTGTGAAGGCTATGCTCGATTGCTTTCCCGTCTGCTCGACGACCTATCTGATCGGACGCCGATCCGTGGTGGTAACACCAAAATCGGCTGGAGGCCTTTGCCGGCTGGGTCCTACGAAGTAATTCGTATACCCAAACCGGCATAGACCCTCAGGGGAC